ATCCAGGCCCAAAGATATATCATTAACAGCCAGGATACTATTATTACCTCACAAGGTATTGATATACAGAAACTTAAGAAGCAGAGAAATTTATCTCTTCTTCTAAATGCTTTATTAGGAACAGGTTTAATTATTAAATGATGGAGGTAACACAATTAGTACAATGGGGATTAGTAGCGGTAACGGGTGTTTTAGGATACTTTTTAAGAATGATACACACAGACGTAAGAACCAATACTGAAAGCTTAGGTAAGCTTAAAGGTAAGATTGAACTTGTAGAGCAAGAATCAAGATTAAAATATCAGGCCATTCAGGAACAGACTCAATTAGAGATTAAGAATCTTGCAAAGAGTGTTGCTGAATTATCTGATGCAGTTAAACAATTAATATTACAGAGATAATGGATACAACAGCAGTAGAAACAACAGCACCAGACTTTGGTGTATTTGGACAACTAGCAGACTACGGTCCTCTAGGATTAGCAGTATTAGCACTTGGCTATGTAGCTTGGTTATTTATCAAGAGATATCTTGATGAAAACAAGAAGATGAAAGAAGAGCTTACAGAAAAGAAAACAACCAGAAGAAAAACTAGGAAATAATGTCATTTGGACCTTTTGAAGTATTAACTCAGCATGGAGTATTAGGTTTTGCTGTCTTAGCACTGGGTTATTTATGCTGGATATTTTTAAACAAACTTCTCAAGAGTGAAGAAGAGTTAAAAATAAAAGTAGAAGAGCTAGAAGGTGATTATAGAGATGAGCTTGAAAAGAAACTAGAAGACAACACAGAAAGCTCAAAAAGCTTAAAAGAAACTATCTTATTGCTTTTTAATAAAAAGAGATGAGAACTAGATTATTTCTAATAGCGGGTGGCTTTATTCTACTTGTAATATTGCAGATATTCTCAAGTGGTCATGAGCATGTGGTTGTTGTAGATGACAATGTTCAATTAACCGGAAAGAATAAAAAACTTACAGTAGCAAATACTAAGTTAACTACAAGTGTAGGTAAATTAAAAGCTGCAAATGAAGTATTGGTAGAGGAGAAGCAGAACCTAGAAACCATGGTAGCTGAGGTTATTGGTGATCTAGATAGTACTAAGTCTGTAGTAAAAGACATTAAAAAAGAATTAGCAAATGAAAAGGATATTGTTCGTAAGCAGTCTACTGGTAAGCAGTTTGATTTTGAGCCAATCAAATTACCCACTGAAGACGATAATTAATGGAGATTCTGTAGTTATTCTTACAAAAGGTCAAGCAGATACCATTAACATTATCTTTGAAGGACAAAAGAAAAAGATATCTGAAGCTCGCGCGCAGGTAGCATACTTAGACTCAGTCCTTAAAAGAAAGGATTCATTGCTTAGAATGGGAACTATATCTATTGCTCAATATGATTTACTACAGGCTGAGTATATCAATACATTAATGTTCTTGGATTATATAGAAAGTTGGGTATATGATAGAGCAAAAGAAGGAGCATGGTTATACTACTCAGATGATAGTTCTTGGATAGAAGCAGTAGACTTATCTCCCTATAAATTAAGAAAAGAAGACTCAACAGGTAACTTATACTTCTATAGAATACAAGATTCTACTGAGGTACCAGATAAAAAAGACAAGAAAGACTATCCTAAGAGAGGATGGGACAAAGAAATAATATTAACAAACAGACCCAAAATTCAGAAATTATGAAAAAGTTTTTTAGAGAGTTGATCTCAGATGACAACAATATAAATGAGCAAGCCTTTGTAGGTGTAATCTCATTCTTTGCAATGGTATTTGTTTTAACAGTAGATGTTGTTACAGGTATCTTAGGTAATGAACTAGTAATTAAAGAGTTTATCTTTGATGGCTTTATGTTACTTACCTTAGGTGCATTTGGTATTACAACTGCCGGACGCATCATGAGCTTGAAAAACAAAGCAAAGAAACAAGAAGAAACTTCAGAAGAAGTAGTAGATTAATCATATAAAACAAACACAATGCAATTAAGTAAAAATTTATCATTAGCAGAAGTAATGAGATCAGAAACTGCTAAAAGTAATATGCCTACAGAGGCACATATTGCAAACTTCAAATTATTGGCTGAGAAAGTGTTTCAACCAATCCGTGAGCACTTTGGTGTTCCTATCCACATCTCATCCGGATACCGTTCCGCAGCCTTGAATAAGGCCATTGGGGGCGCGGCTTCCAGCCAACATTGTTCTGGTGAAGCTATTGATATTGACATGGATGGTACAGCAGTAACTAATGCTCAAATCTTTAACTACATCAAAGACAACTTAGAGTTTGACCAACTTATCTGGGAATTTGGTACAGATGCTAATCCTGACTGGGTACACGTATCTTATGAGTCTACTGGTAAGCAGCGCAAGCAAATGCTTAAGGCTGTTAAAAAAGCAAATGGGACTCAATACTTACCAATGAAATAAGTCATGAAGTTCAGACAAAATTGGAAAGATGCCCGCAAGCAGTGGGACAAAGTAATGATAAGAGTTAGAATATCTGCAATAGATATCTTAAATGTTGAGATTGATATATCCAGAAACTTCTACCTTGTCACAATATTAAACTTCACATTTAAAAATAGATAAGATGAAAACAACCGGACTAAAAGGAGTTACTGATGCTATGGGGCATTGTAAGTCAATGTATGGTGCAGGAGGTTCTGCTGGTACAAACCAAATGATCCGCTCCATGAAAAGCTATGCTGTAGGTGGTTCCACTGATGACTCATGTATGGAAGAGTACATGGGTGCTGATGGTAAAAGACGGAGTTAAAAAAGCAGGAGCTGCTGTTTTAGCTGGTGGAGCTGCAATGATTGCTAACAAAAAGTATGGTCTTGTAGACAAGGCTAAGCAAGCTTTAGGCATGAAGAAAGGTGGTACTGTAAAAAGAACCATGAAGAAGAAATAAGACTACTAAACATATAGAGATCCAGGTACTTACTGTGCCTGGATTTTTTATTTAAACAATATACATTTAAACTTATTTTGTATATTTGTTGTAAACCAATAACTTAACCAACATGGAAAACCAACAAAGCCAGGAGAATCTGGATGCTTTAACAGCAGAACAATTGCAAGCTAGAAAAGAAGAGACCAAGAAATTCTTTGAAGAAGCAATTCCTTTCTTACAAGCCCAGCATACATATGAGAAACTACTTGCAGAGATTGCAGAGTATAAACTCAAAAGACTTGAGTTTGATCATCAGCATGCTGTTGCTATGTATCATATCCAAAATCCACAGGAATTAGAAGAAGATAGGGAAGAAGAAGGACTTAGCCTAGAAGGAAGAGTTAATCCAGAAACCCAAAAAAGAAAGCTTAAAAAGAACTAGTCATGGCACTTGTTAACCAAGTACAGAAGAGGGTAAGAATGCCCAAATGGGATGTTGTAAAATTTCAGATAATGACTCATTGTTATATTAATAAGATAGCAATGAGTGAGTCTGATTTGAATTGCCTCACTTTACTTAGTTTTAATGAGCCGCTTGAACTTACTCATTTTTGTTATGATGCTTCTTCTGAAGAGGACTGGATATTCAAGTCTCCTCAAACAGTAAGGAACTGTATTAATAAAGCTGAGAAGAATGGATTAGTAACAAAGGATGATGACAACAAGAAGCTAATTAGGTTGAATCCAGAATTAAAAATTCAGACACAAGGTACTATACTACTAGACTATAAATTTTTAGGCAATGATACCCAAGAAAGCCAATAAACTTTATATAGAGGTAGCAGAAGATTTAGATGTATCTGAAGCACTTGTTGAAGCATTCATTGAAGCATATTACAAAGAAGTAAGAGAGTGCCTCATTGAACTAAAATATCCAAGAATCAACATGGATGGTTTAGGACACTTTGTTGCAAAGAAAGGATTGGTTAAGATTAATATACCTAAGATACAGAAGGTACTAGAGAATCATGATGTATCTACCTTTAAGGCATATTATAGAAAGAAAGGACTAGAAGTAAAACTTGACCAATTAATTCTACTGCAACAAAAGATAATGGAAGAAGAAACTAGAAAAGAAATTTTTAAAAAGAACAAAGATGAGAGCAGTACTCAAGACAATCTGGGAGAATAGAAAAGGAATCCTAGAGGGTATTAAAAACTCTGTAATCAGAGATGAGTTTGTAGAAGACATTGCCAGAATGAGAAATGATGTCTGTGATGGATGTGAACACCTGGATACAAGCGGAAAGCAGTGTGCTGTAAAAGGCACTCAACCTTGTTGTGCAGAATGCGGATGTTCATTAGCATTTAAAACCAGATCACTTTCTTCTGAATGCCCTAAAGGTAAATGGGATGCAATTGCTACAGAAGAAGAAGAAGATAAACTTGATGAACTATGAGCATAGTATTTAACGCAGAAGACCACAGTTACAAAAGTATTGATGGTGCTGAAGGAATTAATTGGACAAGTGTAACTACACTTATCTCAAGTTTAAAGAAACCTTTTGATGCAAAAGCTGTAGCTGCTAGAGTTTCAAAGAACAAAAGATCTAAATGGTTTGGGATAGAGCCCAAGACTATTGAGCAGATCTGGAAGAATGAAGCTGACAGAGCAGTAGGTTTAGGTACTTACTACCACAATCAAAGAGAAGCTGACTTATGTTCTTTAGCTTCTATTGAAAGAGAAGGTATTACAGTACCTGTGATTTCTCCATCAGGAGAACATAACGGTATTAGACATGCTCCTTCACAGAAGTTAGATCCGGGAGTATATCCAGAACACATGGTCTATCTTAAGTCTACAGGTATTTGTGGACAATCAGATTTAGTAGAAGTAGTAAATGGTAAAGTAAACATCATTGACTATAAGACTAACAAAGAGATTAAGACAGAATCATTTACTAATTGGGAGGGTGCATCAGAAAAAATGCTTGATCCTGTTTCTCATTTGGATGACTGTAACTTCAACCACTATGCTTTACAGCTCAGTATTTATATGTATATTATACTTAAGCACAACCCTAAGTTAAAGCCAGGAAGAATTTTTATACACCATATTGTATTTGAACAAGAAGGAGAAGACCAATATGGGTATCCAATTTCTGCAAAAGACTCTGATGGTAACCCAATAGTAAAAGAAGTAATACCTATGGTGGTACCTTATCTTATAGATGAAGTTATCTCCATACTACATTATATCAAAGACCATCCAGTAAAAAAGAAATAATATGATAGCAAGATTATTTGATGTTCAGAATGGAGTAGTAGTTCCCACAGAGCATTGCTACACGCTCAAGGCTTTGAAAGATGTTATGGATAACTATCCAGAAGATTACTTAAAAATCTACCTGTATCTTTTTTACATGACTTGCCCTAATCCAGATATGAACCCTTTCTTTAATGTGCCTGACATAGACAAGGAAGATATAATTCTAAAGGAAATACAAGCAGAGTTTTCTCCAGAAGATGATGATGTTTTTGTAGCCTTAGAATTCTGTAAAAGAATGTATGAGACCCCTACATCTAGGGCATACAAAGGAATGTCATCCATGTTAGATAGATTAGCTAGATACATGGAGACTACACAGATTACTGCAGGAAGAGATGGTAACATTAATTCACTAGTAGCTGCAGCCAAAAACTTTGATCAGATTAGAGCTTCATTTAAAGGAGTCTACAAAGACTTGCAAGAAGAACAATCTAGTAAAGTAAGAGGTGGTCAGGGTCTAGCATATGACAGTTAATTATGAGTGAAATTTATCAAGATATCCCAACCTATGACAATGGAACATGGACAACCACAAGCTTTGAATCCAGAGAGGACTTCAGCAACTTCATATTTGGAGTTTTCAAAGAACCCGGTGATTACGGATTCAACAATACAACTAATCAAGTATTTATATCTGAGTCAAGAAAGTTTAGAGATAACGGAGTATATTGCACAGCCCCATTCAAATCTAAAGACTTTATTGCATATTGGGATGACCAAAAAATAAAATGCAGGAAAGGTGTAATTATAAAAGCAGATAATAACACATGGTTTCTTGCAAGAGAATACTACATGTGGTTAAACTTCCTACCAATCTTTGATAAGGAACAACAGAAGTTTGACTTTGCTAAAATTAGGGATGCTCAGTATCACATGGCTCTCTATGAGTTATTGTCTGAGTTAAACTATAAGCATGCTGCTATTCTTAAGAAACGTCAGATTGCATCCTCCTATTACCACATGGGTAAGTTCATAAACCAGCAATGGTTTGAGGCCGGGGTCACACTTAAGATGGGTGCCAGTCTTAAGGATTATATCAATGAGAAAGGATCCTGGAAATTCTTACAGGAATATGCAGCCTTCTTAAATGAGCATACAGCATGGTATAGACCTATGTCACCAGACAAGGTAATGATGTGGCAACAGAAGATTGAGGTAAGAAAAGGAGATAGAAAAACAGAAGTTGGTCTTAAAGGCACCATACAAGGTATGTCATTTGAGAAGGATCCAACAAATGGTGTAGGGGGTCCGGTAAAATACTTCTTCCATGAGGAAGCTGGTATTGCACCAAAGATGGATCAGACATATGAGTACATGCGCCCAGCTATGCGCTCAGGTATGGTAACTACAGGTATGTTCATTGCAGCAGGATCTGTGGGTGACTTGTCTCAGTGTAATCCGTTAAGAGACATGATTCTTAACCCTACATCTAAAGATATTTATGCTGTAGAAACTAATCTTATAGATGCAAAAGGTACTGAAGGTCTGTCAGGATTGTTTATTCCTGAGCAGTGGTCAATGCCTCCATACATTGATGAGTATGGTAATTCACTTGTAGTAGAAGCATTAAAAGCTTTAGATGAACAGTTTGCTAAGTGGAAGAATGAGTTATCTCCGGAAGATTACCAGTTAAGGATATCTCAGCACCCTAGAAACATTGAAGAAGCATTTGCACACAGATCTGTATCTGTATTTCCTCCACACCTTATTGCTGCTCAAAGCAAAAGGATAGAAGAAAAAGAATATGCATATGAGTTTCTAGATATTACCACAGATAGCAACGGAAAACCTGCAGTAACAAAAAGTAATAAGATGCCTATCAAGGAGTTTCCAATTACTAAGAAGACTGAGGATAAAACCGGAGTTCTTGTAGTATGGGAAAGACCTATTGCAGATCCAACCTTTGGACAGTACTATGCATCTATTGACCCCGTGTCAGAAGGTAAGACTACAACATCAGAGTCCTTATGTTCTATCTATGTAATGAAGGCTCCGGTACAAGTTACTAAAGTTACCGGAACAGAGACTGAAACATACATAGAACCAGATAAGATTGTAGCTGCTTGGTGTGGTAGATTTGATGACCTTAACAAAACACACCAGAGACTGGAGCTTATCATAGAATGGTATAATGCCTGGACAGTAATTGAGAACAACATCTCATTGTTTATCCAGTACATGATATCAAGAAAGAAACAAAGATATCTAGTGCCTAAAAGTCAGATCATGTTCTTGAAAGACCTTGGCTCAAATGCTAACGTATTCCAGGAGTATGGTTGGAAAAACACAGGAACACTATTTAAACAACACCTTCTAAATTATGCTATTGAGTATACTAAGGAAGAATTAGATGTTGAAACAAAAACAGATGGTACTATTGTAAGGACTAAGTACGGCATAGAAA